AAATGAAGGTAAAAAACTACGATGCCGAAAAAGATAATTACATTGATTTAAAAAAGAAAGTATTTGTTTTTAATAATTATAAAACAGCAAAATTTCACGGGTCTCAATCAGAACCGATAGCAAAAGCACTAGTACCGATTTTGAAGAAGTGGATAGCCATTTTACCCGATGATATGGAATATTTGCTTTTCGATAATAAAGGTGGCGCACTAACACCGTCACAAATAACACATCGTTTAAATATTATTTTTGATAAAAAAATAAGCACTTCAATGTTACGTCATATATTCTTAACCAGCAAATTCGCTAATGTGAACCTGAAGGATTTAACGGATACAGCCGAAGCAATGGGTAACACACCATTACAAGCTTTGAAATATGTTAAGACCTAAATATATTATTACATACAACTTAATAATATATTTTTAAGCAAAATAAGTGGAGGCAGGTTTTCCTGTTTTTTTAGATTCACTTAAAGCAAGAGCGATACGTTGTTTTTCAGCATCTTTACGTTTCTTGTATTTTGTGTACATTTTCCCCTTGCTATCGTGAACCATAAAAAAACCATCGTGGTTATGAATTATATAAGGCATCTATAAATACTGTAAATATTATTTTTTAATTAAATGTGTTTTATCTATTTGATAAGCTTTAGAATTTTTATCAATAGATGCGTACACACGCGCCATCGACCATTGTTCTGCGGTTTTAACTTGTGGTCTCACGGCTGACCTATTCGTTTTGAATGCCCCCGTCCCTAAATTGTATATGGTTTGTAACCCTGTTTTTTTATAACCTGTAATTTTTGATATTTCCGCTAAACTATGTGATTTATCAGGTTCGAATCCATATTTTTTATTAAATTTATTTTTATAAGTATTCGGCATTTGTACTAGTACAAGATATTATATTATCATCGAAAACCAAAATACATAATTCACAAACTTTGCGTAACCGAATTGTGCTAACACCATTTGAACCACAGACCAACCACTTAAATTTACCACCGTATCTATTGCGCTAATAATTCGTAATGGAATACCTAACTTTTTAAAAAACTCTGTCCGTAAATAATCAAAAATATAATTATAAACGGATTCAATTAGTTTAAAATCTTTCTGTTACACCAATCACAAATAGAATGCTTAATAATAGACCACATCCCCTTCTTAATAATTTGTCCGTTTTCGTGTAAGTATTGAATATTAGCATCTAAAGTTTTTAAATCTAAAGGTGACATACCATTCCATAATCTCGTATAAACAGAAAATACAATATCCTTCTTATCGATACGTAACTTGTCCTTCTTATCTGTATTATCGATTGCGTGTTCTACCATAAGACAAACCATTTTAAGTAATTCCATATTTAATTTATAATCATTGTGATTAGGAATTTCTGACACCTTTTGTATAATCTTGATAATAAGACTATTAATCTTTGCGTCCTTTGCCAACGAGTTTTTAGGATTAATATAACAAAAATTGCTACTCATTTTATAATAATAGTATATATTTTATTATAAAATTATCCAATTCTTGTTATAGAACAAGTGCCAGTACAAGAAATAGTAGCGGCTCCTGTTGTATTACCATAGGCATTTAAGAATAGAGTTGCTGCTGCTATGCTTGTTTTTATGTAAGTTCCGCATAAACTCCCTACATATCTCAAACCACCACCGCCACCCATACTGTCATTTATTTCATCAAAATATTCCCACGCTCCAAAAGCATTAACAGGAACTCCTGACGTTCCACTTGTAAGACTTAATATAACCGCTTTTTGATTTAAAGTATCACTACCACTTGCCGTCAAACTAAACCCACAAGAAATAAAATAAACGCCTTTATCCGTTCCTAATGCCTGAGAACCTATATTTGAATAGGTCCCTGCTGTATCGCTTATATTTGCTGGTCCAAATGTTTTTGTAATCGTATATCCTAATTGTGTCGATACAGAAGATGGATATGTTGTTTGATTTATATACATATCCGCACTCATATATGAGGTGTTATTACTTACAAATCCATTTGTAAAAGTTGCTGTTCCTGTCGTTGTCGTAGTCCCAGTAAAAGTCGTTCCGCCAACTATATTATTAAAAGCAAGTGCTCCGCCGATTGTTACCGTCGCCGAAGATGATGTGCCTATATTTATATTAATCTGTCCTGTTCGTGATGCTTCACTAAAAAGTGAAACATTAGTCCCAGTGGTCGTTGTTTGAAATGGCCCGTTAGCACTAATAGTTCCTGTTAAAGTCATTCCAGCGTCTGCTCTTATTTGAAGCGCTGACGTTGTTGCTCTAATAATAGAAGTGCCTGAATCTAAACCTAATAATGTTAAACCTGCCGATGAAGAGCCCTCGCCAATTCTTGCTAAATATCCACCAGTTGCCGTTAGTCTCATATCGTCTCCTGATGTTGCCGTTGATGAGTGAGTTATTCCATTCCCTGTTGTAGTTGATGTAGAAATTGTTGTTGTTAATGAATTAATATTTGTAGTTGTCGCTGCTCCACCAATATTTAAGATTTTTGCTGAACTACCAGTCCCTAAATTAATCGTTCCGGTTCTTGTAGCTAAAGTTGCGATATTACAAGTTCCGCTTGATTGAGACGGAACAATTGATATAGGGTCAGTTGCTAATCCTGAACCAATATTTGGCGTGTCTATTGAACCTGTGTTTGTTATTAAACTGGATTCTAAACTTAAAAAAGTATTACTTCCTGTATAATTTTTATTGCCAGAAATGGTTTGTGTTCCTGCTAATGTAACATAAGCAGTTCCTGCTGTTGTTATTGAGGAATCCACATAAGTTTTTGTAGTGAGTTCCGTGGAAGTCGTTGGCGTTAGAGTAGAAGTTGGTAATACAGTATTAAATGCGTTTGTTGATGTAAATACGTTTCCACTTGTTAATTTTGCGTAAGAAGCTCCTGCTGTTGTTATTGAGGAATCCACATAAGTTTTTGTAGTGAGTTCCGTGGAAGTCGTTGGCGTTAGAGTAGAAGTTGGTAAAAAACTATTGAAAGTGTTTGTTGATGTAAAAGCGTTTCCACTTGCTAATTTTGCGTAAGCTGTTGCTGCGGTTGTTATTTCTCCATCAACGTAAGTTTTTGTAGTGAGTTCCGTAGAAGTTGTGGGTGTTAGAGTAGAAGTTGGTAAGAAACTATTGAATGTGTTTGTTGATGTAAACGCGTTTGCTGCTGCTAATTTTGCGTAAGCTGTTGCTGCGGTTGTTATTGCGGAATCCACATAAGTTTTTGTAGTGAGTTGCGTGGAAGTCGTTGGCGTTAGAGTGGATGTTGGTAATACAGTATTAAATGTAATGGAAGACCCTACTAATTGTAGCGTTGTAGATGTCCCTCCAACATTCATAATTTTAATCCCAGTTCCAGTTCCTATATCTACCTTACCAGTTTGTGAGTTTCCGTTTGCGATTAGAGTTTCTCCTGATGATTTTGCAGAATCTATGATTGTGTTAAACGTAGCACCGCTTGTTTGTGTATAAACGCCACTTGAGCTTAAAGTGAAAGAACCGCCACGAAAAATGAGTTGGCCTGAATTAGATGTTGTGCCCCAATTTAAAGCGGTTAATTGTCCTGGAACAGCAGTAGTCCCAAAATTAAGTGTCGTTGCTGAGCCGCCAATATTCATAGCTCTTGTTCCAGTTCCTGCGCCGATATTGATTGTCCCAGTTCTCGAAGCAGCTGTTCCAATATTTAATACTCCGCTAACTTGTGTAGTTCCAATATCAATATTTGTAGTTGTTGAGGGTTCAATTGTTATTGCCCCAGTATCAGCAACAGTTATCCTATTTGTGCTGCCACTTTTTAAAATGACATCACCTGTTCCTATGCTTTCAATAGTAATATCGGTATTTGTTGGCCCCTCTATTTGAGTAGCAACTAAAGTATTATTAAAAGTATTAATACCTGTAAAAACATTATTGCCTGAAAGCGAAACACCTCCAACAGCTAATACTGCCGCATCGACATACGCGGTTGTGGATATATTAGTTGAATTATCGGCTGGTGGCATTGTAGGAGCAGTTCCACTACTATTAATTTGAATCGTATCACATATAATATTTGTACTTGTCGACGTATCCGAATCAATATTATTCAATCCATCAAGTGTTGGTTCAAATCCATAATTAGTTGCCATTTATATATAAGAAGATTTTTATATATAAATTTAAAAGTTAAACATTTCTAAAGTTCCTCAAAATTTAAACAGCATATATATTTTGTTGCCGTATTGATTCCTGCGTTGTCAGCACTATTAAAAGTTCCTGAACCACTTTGTATCAAATTAATAGAAATTGTAGAAACACCCTTTAAGTTATTAATAAATACTCCTTCATTATCATCAGGACAAGCATTAAAATAAACAGGAACATCTGCCACTCCAGCAGTAACAGTCCAAACTCCTGAACCAGCATTATCAACTCGAACAATACCTGATGGTGTCCTAACTGATGTATAACGATACATTGTAGGCACCCCTTGCCCTAAATCAATATGAAGAGTATAAGTGTTTGTGCTTGTAACACCTCCTACCGCAAAAGTTGATGCTTTACTAATAAATGAGAATGTCATTCTATAAGAACTGTTGAGTCTCCAAGCTTCACGAATACACTGGTTGAAATCAACAAAAAATTTAGCGTCAAATTGTGTACCAGTCCAAGAAGCAGCAACATTACTATCTAACCATATTTTGAAATTCTTTTTTAAAGGCATACTAACAATCCTTGATGGTAAAGCCTTTATTATTTCCTCATTATTGTCTGAACGTTCCATTTATAATATATAATATTATTATTTATTTTTAATTTCATCTTTCAAAAGATGGAATCAAATTAATTATTCAAAAGTATATTTTAAGCGAAACTCGGTCCTAAAGCAGTCATAGAAGGTCTTGACGCTTCAATACCACCCTTAATAGCATTAGATATATTTTGAGTTTTTTGAACTATATCACCCCCTTTACGTGCTCCACTTCTAATAGAACCGGCAGTTTGTCCTCCAACTTTTGCTAAAGCACCGCCAGCCATTAATGGCACGGCTAACTCAGGGGCAACAAGGGTAGCTAATGGCGCTAAAGAAGAAGCAACACCTCCAACCTTTGATAAAGTGTTTCCTAATTTGCGAAGTCCAACATCTGCCATTCCGCCTTTACTGAAAAACTTTTTAGTTCCTTCACCAATTTTTTTAAAGAATTGTCCGATTCCCATTTGTAATATATATTATTATTATATTTTTAAAAATATATATATTTTTATTCAATAATGATTTCGTCCCAATTTAAAAAAATACGTTGAGTGTTAGAATCAATAAAAATAAAGTCGTGAGATTTCTTATATGCTATACTAATAATTTCTTTAAATGCTTCATCATTAATTTCAACTTGTTCCTGAAATATATTTGCCATTTCTTGTTTATTTATTTTAAAAACGAAAAGCGATGTTAGACCCATACGAACCTGTAATGGAATACTCTTATAAGTCTGACACGCTAACCATATTGATAATGATGAGTGCCGACGATTATTCACCATATGTAACAAAAGTTTTTCAGATTCACCCTTTAAGTATTTCTGAACGTCGTCTAATACGATTAATGTCCTAAAGCCTTGAGAAGCATTTTCCTCAGCAATGGAATAAGCCTCTTGTAAATTATCATAATTCAATTCATCGTAAATTTGTCCTTCTGGTAACACAGACCAAAAATCATTCTTAATAGATGCTCTGCTATTAGGTGGGCAAAATAGAATGATGGTATGATAGACTCTTTTAAATAGTGTAGGTGATTGTAAAAGAGAGATAAGCAATGTTGATTTTCCAGAGCCAGCCTTACCAAGAAACAAAGAGAAGTTATGTTTATTCATTAGCTTTGTGATTTCGTATTCATCTAACTTGTCGTGTAATTTCCCATCGACAAGAAAAGAAGGTTTCTTAAGAGGTGGTGTCTCATTATGCTTGATTGTAATATGTGACATTTATATATATACAGAATTTAATTCTTCTTTAAATTTTTTAGCCCTTTCATTATTTTCTTTAAGTTGTTTTTCTATATTATTTCTTTTGTCACTTAAAGAGGTCATCTTTCTAAAAAATGTTTTGCCTTCTGTTTGTTTAGATAATTTGTTCTTAAGGTAATATTGTTTGTTGTATTTTTGATGATATATTTTCTTTTCTTCTAAATCCATTTATATTTATTGTAGAAAAGATTTTGTTAAACTATATATATGGAAAGTGAATATGAAATCAAATGTGAGATTAAGCAATGTCTGATTTGTAATAAAGTTATTGAATATACTAACCAATTAGTAATTGTAAAACATAATCATTATCATAGGTGTTGTTTAGATAAGATATGGTTACAAATAGAAAAGATGGAACGATATAAAATAATAAACCATTATCTTCAAGAAGAGAGAAAGGTGAAATTATTTTTAGAATGGTTCGGTTATGATAATTAATATTGTACTAGTACAAATGGATATGCTCTCTTGTCTTATAAATTCGTTCTATTGTTTTACGGATACTTTGTATAGAATCGGTTTCTATATCGGTTGCCGGTGTTGCGTTTAACTAAAAGATTGATAGTTTAAGTAGTTTAACCATAACTTTTATATAAAAGTTATAGTTTATGATGTAAAAAGGAGTTAAAGCATAAATAAAATTAATTTTATTGTT